AACAGATTCAACAGAAGAATATTCCGTATATTTCGAAATGTATTAAAGTACGGTGACTGTTTCTTTGTGCGAGACCCAGAGACCAACAAATGGTTGTACATGGATCCTGCCAAGATTGACAGAATCATTATAAACGAGTCAGATGGCAAAACACCCGAACAATACATAATCAGAGATATCAACCCCAATCTATCCAAACTATCCACAACACAGATCACACCTAATCAAATGTATGGTGGAACCAATATGGGCGGTGTGGGTGGACAGAACTACATGGGCACAGGACAAGGTGTGGGCACACAACCGATGGGCGGATCGGGTGGAAGATTCTATAGAACCATGAATCAGTATGCCATCAATGCTGAGCACGTGGTACATATGAGTTTGAGTGACGGTATGGACAATCTATTCCCATTTGGACAATCTATCCTAGAACAGATTTTCAAAGTGTTCAAACAGAAAGAATTATTAGAAGACGCAATCATCATCTATCGAGTACAGAGAGCACCAGAAAGAAGAGTGTTCTACATTGACGTGGGTAATATGCCCACACACTTGGCCATGCAGTTCGTGGAGCGAGTTAAAAATGAGATCAATCAGAGAAGAATTCCAAGTACTACAGGTGGTGTGAGCTACATCGAAGCCACATACAATCCAATGAGTATGAACGAAGACTACTTCTTCCCTCAAACTGCTGAAGGCAGAGGATCTAAAGTGGACACACTGCCAGGTGGTACCAACCTAGGTGAGATTGATGACTTAAAATTCTTTACAAACAAACTGTTCAGAGGTTTGAGAATTCCAAGTTCTTATCTACCTACAGGACCAGATGATTCTCAACAGCAGTACAACGACGGCAGAGTGGGTACAGCATACATTCAAGAATTGAGATTTAACAAATACTGTGTGAGATTACAACAGTTAATTTCTCCTGTGTTCGACGAAGAGTTTAAACTGTGGATTAAAAACAAAGGTTATACCATGGATAACTCCACATTCTCAATCAAATTTAATCCACCTCAAAACTTTGCACAGTACAGACAGACGGAAATGGATCAAGCACGAGTGGGCACGTATGTACAACTGACTCAGATTCCGTTCTTGTCAAAACGTTTTGCATTGAAAAGATTTTTAGGTTTATCTGAAGAAGAAATGGCACAAAACTCCACACTATGGTCAGAAGAAAATGCTATACCTCAGAAAAAACAAACCAAAACCACACAGCTTAGAACAGCAGGTGTGAATCAAAGTGATATACAGAGTGATCTAGAGCAGTTTGAAAACCCTACTCCACCAGAAGGAGCACCAGAACCAGGCACAGCGCCAGCGGGTCCAGGAGCGAATCCAGCAGGAACTCCGGGCACCACACCAGGCGGCGGAGCCACCACTTAGGATTAAATAGTGTTATGCACTTACGAGAGATGTGGGAATACACACCCCAAGGATTTGAACAGAACAAGAGTTACAATGCAGAAGATGATATTTCTGTATTGGACACATCAGACACTCGAAAAACTCGTTTAACTCTCAAAGACATCAACAAAATGCGTCTTGCTTCCGAAGCACACGATGCAGATCAAAAAGAAGAAGCGGCGTTCGTTCAAAAAATGTACAGTCAGCCAGCACAAGAAGATAACTTATCGTTGTAATGTCAACGACAGCATTTGTACTAGGTAACGGTGAATCACGTAGAGGCATAAAAGTTGCTGATTTAAAGTCTCACGGCACAGTTTGGGCCTGTAATGGTGTGTACAGAACAGAAGAACCAGACTTTTTAGTGGCTGTAGACCCCAAAATGATACTGGAAATAGCAGAAACTGAATATGCTAAAACACACGAAGTATGGAGCAACTACAATCATCAGTATGAAAAGAATCCCACTGCTAAAAAATACATGAAATGGTTTAAACCATCACTGGGGTGGTCATCGGGACCTACTGCTCTCAAAATGGCTTGTGATCGAGATATGAAAGAAATCTATATTTTGGGTTTTGATTATCAAGGACATCTCAGAGAACCAGGCAATAAAAACCGAGGTGCTAAATTTAACAATGTTTTTAAAGACACACGCAACTATAAACGCAGTGTGG